TATGATATTATTGGCAAAATAATGACCTCGTTTAATTGTAGAATGTTCCAAGCAAATGGAGACTGGTGTATATTCTCAATGAATGAAATGGCAGCTACTACTAATTATTTTACTAAATATAATATTTTAGCTACTCCTACAATAACAAGTAGTGGTGTTTTAAGTAATACAGTTAACATAGTTCCTTATGCAGATGGTAATGTCCATTTTATAAATAATAGCCAAATTAAGCTATTAAAAAAAGGATTTTATAATATACAGGGGAGAGGTGCTTATGAATCAGCTTTAAACTATTGCGACAACGCAGACTTAAAGTTAAATGCTTTCCCAACTAATACTGCTACTGGGTTTGTTTTAGGTGCGACAGGAGATTCAACTGCTACAATAGTACCAGATACGGCAGGTCAATTTGATGCAGTTTCTTTAGTAAGAAATACAAGTGGATTAGCTAGTATTGAGAATGGTAATTTAGCTGCTCCTAATTATTTCCTTCCTTATATTGGGGAAGTTCCTTTTAAATTAAGTTTTGAACATACAACTTCAACAGGTGCTAAATTGCAAATTACACTTAATACATCAGGAGGACTTAGATATTTAGATACTAATGGACAATGGCAAACTACTTTACAAAATATTACAATAGACCCATCTGAAAATTTTACTACATATACTAGAGACATTCCACCATATTTTGTATCAAGTGTTGCAATCTTTGGGTATTTAAAGTTTAAGATTATATGTGATGTGTCAGGTCAAGCATCATTATTACAAAACTTTATTATACAAAGAGGAAGTAGTGAAGTAAAATATATTGAGGCAAACTTTGTGGCCGATAATACAATACAATCTACTTTACAAGTATTTGAACAACCCTATGGCAATAACTATCCTACTACTTATACCTTTTCATCTAATAAAGGTGTTTTATGTGCTTCGGATGGTACATTCTTAGAGAATTGGTATTCATCTTGTCCTAGTGGCACTCCTTTAGGAGCAGTAGATTTAATTGTATTTATGACTTATCAAAATATAAGAAACCTAAATAAGAACGTAGCAACTGTGGAATGTGATTTAGGAGAACATACTAGCAGTGGGGCATTTGTCTATTTAGATAAAGTATTTACTACAACAGACACAGTTACAGGAAACTTATCTTATACAGGAAAGAAATTCATAATGAATAGGGTAAGTCAAAATTCTTATGTAAACGAATTAAACTCAGTTCAGTTAATTGAGGTAAGTGTTGCTACAATATCGGCATTTATCATTCCAAATTACATAACTGATTCAGGTCAACTAGGTCCGTTCTGGTTAGCACAATTTAATATTAATATAGTTTAACTTTGCAATATGGCAGATAAAGTACAAGGTAATAATATGATTCTCTATTGGCAAAATCCCAATGGAGTATTCTATCTAAATGGTGGTGTTTCACAAGGCACAATAAGTGGTAATACTTACTATGAATTAAGTTCTACTGAAAATGTAGGTGCTAGTGCTGACTTTACTGCAACAGGAAATAATGTTATAGCTAGATTTATTACAGATGTCAATAAACCTAATATGACTTCTATCCTTGCTGGAACTTGGACTTTTAATTCTTATGTATCTATTACAACAGATTTAACATCTAGCCCATCTTTTTACTTTGTAGTATCTAAATATGATGGAACTACATTTACAACAATAGCAACAAGTTCTACTACTGTTTTAACTTCAATTAGCAAGACTTTATATTCTACATCATTAACATTCCCATCTACTGCACTTGGTGTAACTGATAGAATAGTAGTAACTGTATTTCCTTTAAACGTAGGTGCAAGAAATATTACTTTTTACACTCAAGGAACTAACGTTTCTAAAGTAACGACTACAATACCAACAGACATTCCTTTTGCTTGTTCTACAAATTGTTCTTTCTCAGTTAATGTAGACCAAAAAGAAGTAACATCTCAAACAAGTGCTTATTATCGTGAATTTAAGAACGACATAGCCAATTGGAGTGTGAATTGCGATGGATTGATAACATTAGAGAATTACGGATATTTATACCTATTGCAAACGCAACAAAATAGAACACAAATAGCGATTAAATTTGCTATTGACAATGGAGTAGATGGCTTAGTAATTATAGGGGGGAATTGTAATCTTACGAGTTTACAAATCAATGCTCCTTATAAGGACATAGGTACTTATTCAGTAGGTTTACAAGGTTCTGGTGCTTATACGACTTCAGGAGTTTCAATAAATCAAAATGGTGTGATAATAACGGCAAGTAGTCAAGTTTATATGAAATCTGCAACGGCAGCTGGTGGAGAAACTACTATTACTTTTGCAGATATGATAGGAAAGACTTGTTTAGGCTTTACAAGAGGTGGTGTAGAGGTTAGAGAGATACTTACAACAGGAACTCCTACAAACGACCAAATCAAGTTTACAAGTGCGAGTGGGGTGGTTACTTTTGGTAGAGCATTAGAAGTAGATGAATTTATTAGGGCGATTTTTCAATAGTTATTATTAATAATTATAATATGAAACAAATAAAGGGTTATTTAAATTATCTAGTTAGTTTAAAATATATATAGATGAGCAATCAATTACAAATATCAGGAGCAGCAAAGATTAGGACAATTCAAGGTCCAGTAGTGGCTAATAGTGGTGTAATAACTGCATTAGATGGCGATGCTTCTCAATATGTTAGAGGAGATGGTACTTTAGCTGATTTCCCTACATCAACAGGTGGAGGTAGTTCGGTTTCTTATTATCTTAATACAAGTGTAAGTCAAGGTACAATAGGTGGGGTTGCTTATAAACAATTAAGTAAAACTCCTATTGCTGGTGCTGGAACTGATGTTACTATCTCGGCTAATGGTTACATAGCTAGTTATTTAACTGATGCTAATGACCCTGCTTTATTAGAAGTACCTGCTGGAAACTTTAATTGTGAGTTTTATTTTAGTGTAAACTCTAATGCTCACAATCCTTATGTTTATGCAGAACTTTACAAGTATGATGGTACAACTTTTACTTTATTAGGTTCAAATCAAGCAATTCCAGAATATTTAACTAATGGAACTACATTAAGTGCTTATTATTTTGCTATTCCTGTGGCTACTGCCGTCTTGACTATAACGGATAGAATAGCAGTTAGAATTTATGTAAATGTAGATGGTAGAACTGTTACTTTACATACTGAAAACAATCATTTGTGTCAAGTAGTTACTACTTTTTCTAAGGGATTGACTACATTAAATAGTTTAACAAGACAAGTACAATTCTTTGGCACAGGAACAAGTGGAAGTGATTTTAACATATCAAGTGTAACGGCTACGCATACTTTTAACATTCCAGATGCTAGTGCAAATGCTAGAGGATTAATTACAACAAGCAGTCAAATTTTAGAAGGAGCAAAGACATTTAATTCAGGAATAAAAGCTGAAAGTGGTATATTTTTAAAGGAATTAAGTTCAAGTGGTCGTTTATCTGGATATGTTGGAATAAGTGCAACTGCAACTGGTAGTATGCAGCAATTACAATTTTTATATCCAGTATCTGGTTCTTCAGTATTTAGTTTACCAACTGTTGGTACACTTTACTATGAATTTCCAAATGCAAGTGGAACAATAGCACTTACTTCTAATTTATCTTCTTATGTGCCTTATACAGGAGCAACTCAATCAGTTAATTTAGGTATATGGGATTTAGATGCTGCTAATTTATTTTCTAATGGATTAGGTGTTTACATTAAAAAAAATGTATCTGGTATTGCTAATGCAGTAGGATATGTTGCTTTATCTTCAAGTACTTATAAATTAAATGTAGCTGAAGCATCAAGTGGTTCATTTGCTAAATCATTTTCTTTTGATTTTTCAGGTTTAACAAATAACACAACTAGAACTTATACACTTCCAGATGCTTCAGGAACTTTAGCTTTAACTTCTGACTTAAGTTCTTATGTGCCTTATACAGGAGCAACTGCAAACGTTGATTTAGGTATTAATGATTTAAGTTCAAGATATTTAATTGCAAATGGTAATGGTACTGCTTCAGGAATATTAGCTTTAAAAATTAGCAATACTGTAACTGCTACAAGTGGTTATGGAACAATAGGTGCTTTATCAGGTCAACAATTTGCATTTGTATCTTATCTTGCAGGTAATTATGATAAAATTGCATATTTTAATTTAAGTGCATTATCTGATAGTACACCTAGAGTATTTACTTTGCCAAATGCTACAGGAACTTTTGCATTAACAAGCAATTTAAGTTCTTATTTACCTTTAACTGGTGGAACCTTAACTGGTGTATTAAATGGTACTGGAATTAATTTGTCTAGTGTTTTTTATATGGAAAATAACCAGTCTATATATATGAAAAATAATAGTACAACTTATTATAGTGTATTGTTTATAAATACTAATAATAAGGTTGCTATTGATGGTTCTGGATTAGGAACAATATTTGGTGGAACAATAGGTAATGGTACATACACATATACT